CTCTTCCGATCTGCCTCAGTATTGTTTGAGATTCGCCCTGCTGCACCAGGCTTGGCAGGCCGAGGGCCGTTGTTTGTCACTGGCTTGATGTTGCCCCTCTTGGACATCATCTGGTCGTAGAGTGCCGCCTTACGCAACATCAAGACCGCCCTGTGATCCACCACATTCTTCAGCTCGTCTGGCGAGAATCCAATCTTTTGACCGAATTCAACAAGCAAAGCCTTTTCAGCTTGAGCTTTCTTAGCGTCTTTCCAATCAGGAATGGCCGCCAATAAAGCCTCTTGTTCCTGCTGCAATTTCTGCTGCATGAACTGTGCTTGCTCCTGCTGAGATAACTGATTAAGGCGTTGCTTTTCGCTTTGAATAGCCGCCGCCTTCTCTTGGTTTTCTCGCATCACCTCGCGCTGCCGTACCCATTCGATGGGGTCTTCGTTGTAAAGACGATCCCAGTCGATGTTTGGCTGCGCCACTTGCTGAACCTGTGCTTCCAACGCACTCAATAGCTGAGCGTACTGCTCACGCTCGGCACGAACTGCCTGCAACTCACCCTCGGTCTGCTTTCGCACCTCGGCAATTTGCTGCGTTTTTCGTGTGTAATCCTGAGTCCTTGAATATCCCTTTTGAAGCTCCTCTAGCGTCACTTCGACTTCTTTGCCGTCAACTTTGACGGAGAAGACTTGTGGCTGTTCTTGCTCCTCGGTGTCTTCACTTAACTCGGATTGTTCGGTATCTGTTTCGTCATCATCCGCGTCCGCATTTGCTGATAACTCCTCGTCTACCGCCGCGCCCTCATCGGGCAACTGCGCCTCGCGGTCTTCCTGTTGTCCCTCATCGGGCAGAAATCCCTCAAGTGCATTGGCTGCTTCAGCCACATTCATTGGACCTTGTACTGCACTGCCTGCTGGCGTTGGTGCGACTGTTTGCATGGTCTATTTCCTAATTAAACAATATTTTTGGTTGCGCGTTCAATGGCACGTTGTGCCACCTTGCCGTTGTCCACCATCTTGGTGACCTCAACACGAAAGTTTTCAATAGCCTTTAGCATTGACCACGCTAACTCGCGTTTTGCGCTTTCTTCGGGTTTACTGGATTCAAAAACCCAATATTGATCATTTCGCATCTTTTCCAAAATCGCCGAAAAGACCTCGTCATTGGCTAATTGGTTGGCTTTTTGGCCTTTGCGTAATGCGTCTTCGTTCATTGAACCATTCCATTAAGGTTGATGGGGGGTGGCACTTGCGCCACTGGCGGTGCTTGCACTTGACTTGCGGCTTGCACCGCATTCTGTACAAGCGCCGTCTGCTGGCGCATTGCCTCTCTGTCCATAGCCTGCCGAGCGTCAATCTCAGCAGTGCTAATCTGTGTCCCATACTTTAACTCTAATTCGTACTTCTTGAGCAGTAAGTCCTGCGCTAATTGATCTCTTCGGTAATCATCATCTCTGACCATCTTCTCGCGTTGCAACTCCAGCTCTGCCGCTTTCTTCTGAATGTCAGCTTGGATGGACTGCGCCTGCACTTGCGCCAGCACTTCTTCGGGTGTTGGTTTGGCAGGCTCTTGAGGCATTTGGAAGTCAGCAGGCAACGTGTTGAAGTAGCTGGATGCGTCCTTGTAGCCTGACAACTCAATGGCTTTTTGCAGTGTCTTGATGTACATCGGCAATGAAGCAATCTGATTCATTGGCCCAAACTGCGCCATGATCTGCTCTTGCTTTTGCATGATGATGTTCAGTGCCGACAGCTTTTCGTTGTTGTCGCCATTGCCAAGACCAATGTTGACGTTCACATCCATGCTGGCATCCCACACGCGAGGATCAATCTGCACCCACTGGTTACGCAAACGCACCATGCGTGGCTTGTCTTGGTGGGTGGTCATCAGGTACAAGATGCCCTTAAAGAGCTTCTTCATACCCTCGGCCAAGATGCGAGCTTGAAGCTCAAGTCTTGACTGGCTGGCGCTGACAGTGGCAGACACCGCCGCCTTGGTGGTTGACTGCAACGCATCAGGGTCTAAGCCCATCGCCGCCTTGCTCATGCCGGTGCGGTCTTCGCGCATCTGATCCATGTATTCAAGCATGGGGAATGCGGCCTGTCCAACAAATGGGGAACTGAACGCCTGCACCATGCCTGGTGCTCTCATGCGGATGATGGCGCCGGTTTCATTATTTAAAACGTCATCGATATTGACCTGACCCTCAACAATTGCTGTACGCGGGTGAATGGACTGCGCCAGAGAATCCAGCGTATTACGCATGATCTCGGACTTGATCTCTTGAATGTCATGCGTAATGTCAAAGATCGACATCGCCTCAAGTGGCGAGGTGTGTGGCTCGGGATCACAAGGGAAGTCCACAAAGGGAATATAGCTGGCGGGTAAATTCCGCACCATTGTGTAGCCCGAACCCATGCAACAGATTTTCCGCAACTCGGGTATGCCGTCACCATCAAAGTCCACGCGCATATATGCTTCAATGTACAAAACCCTACGTTGCATTGGGTTTAGACTGTCAGCCGCGCCAAAGGTGGTGCTTAAAGGCTGACGCGCCAAATACTCGTCATTGCTGTCTAGGTCGGTGCTGGAGATGTTCTCTTCAATCTCATCTTGGTCATACCCCATACCGATCAGATCAGACACTGTCGCCATTTGTCGGTGGGCAATAATGCCGGCATCATCAAACGATCTCGCCCTGCGATCTAACAACAACTCCTCTGGAGGTACGGCCATGATGCGTATACGGCCATCTTTGGTGTTGCGTTTGATCTGAACGTCATGCAACATGGGTTGCGGCATCTGCATTGGCAAACCAGTGACAGGATCGACCTGTGGCTGCATCATCGGCATCGATGGATCAGGATAGCTGACCACAATCTTGACCTCGGCATCCTCTTGCATCAGGATTTGGATCGTTTGGTCATCCAGCCCCGAATACTGCTCAATCTTGACCTCTTCAACATCTTCCCAGTAGTACTTGGCGATGCCGCACTTACGCACTAAAGAGTCTTTAAAAATTGCATAAGTGGTCATAAAACCATTGTTGTCGGAGGTAAATATGTAGTTGGCGTAATCAGTCGCCTGCTGTGCGCCAGCCACATCTTCGGGTCCACGCGGCACATACTCCACCACATTTTCTGTGCTGAAAAATACTTTCATCAGGCTTGGCAACATTGCGCTGACAGTGTCGCGCACCTCCATCGCCACCACCTGAGAGCGCCCCTCTTCCTCATTGCCAAAGGGGTCGCCACGATAGTACTCAGTACCCTTGGCACGAATAGGTGACACATCAGAATCGATGTAGCTGACAGCGTCTTCCAGCTCGGCAGAGACAATGCCTTGCAACTCGGTTTCATCCATTGGCTCAATGGCGGCAATGTCGGTGGTCATATTCATATCGTTAATCATTTTTTCGCCTTGTTTCGTGCTGAAATATTTTTAGCCGTCTGTCTGGCATCGGCCTTACTTGAAGCTCCCCATTTTTTCAAACTCAACAGCAAGCGCGTTGGCTCGCCGTCTTTCATCTCTGGGCCTGGCATATTGCCCATTCTCGCAAGGAATGATGCCCTGCGCGGGTTGTCACCAGACTTGACTGGCGCTTTCAGATTCATGCCCTCGGCTTTGGCACTGGCGCGCCCCTTGGCATTCAAGCCGCCTGATGCGTTTTTTCCCTCTTTACGCTGCCACGATGGTGTTTTCATATGGGACTTTCTTAATCCTTAAACCATTCTTCGGCATAGTGCGGCCTGTTCTTGCGTAGCCAAGGCACTGCCTGCTGTATGAGCCTGTTGCCATCCATGCCCACAGTTTGGCTACCAATGTGATGCACATAAGACCTCGACAGGTAATGATGGAAACCCGCGGCGCGTAAGTCCTCACAATGCACATCATCTGAGTACCAATTAAGTGGTGGGAACTTAAAGCACTCCCACGCATCCCAACCAATCCAAGCAAATATGGGCGATAGACACTCCATCGGCATGATGGCATCTTCATAGGGGTACTTGAAGTAGTACAACTCCTGATCAAAGGGGTTGCTACGAATGTTCTGCACAGGACGCGCCGCGTCACATCTTGCAGACACCCAGCCCACTGGCTCGCCAGTTTCCTGTTTCAACTGCGCCACATCTTCCATCAGATACTTGTAGCTGGTGGGGGTCAGCACAATGTCATCATTGGCGCAGATCACTGAGCCAAAGCCATCGGCAAAAGCCCGATCCATGATGTCGTTGTAATCGTCACCAAAGTTGCTAGGCTTGCCAAAGACTTTCAAGTCAGCGTCAAAGCCGCCAATAATGGACTCTGGACCTCGCAAATAGACAGGAACTTCGGGACAGTACTCGGCAATGCTTGTGAGCATCACCCGCAAACCTTTGCCGTTTACTGTGCTGATGCAAATCGGTGAGATCACTTCTTAGGCTTCTTGGCCGTCTTTGCCGCCAACTTAAAGTCAGCAGCGGATGGAGCCGCCTTGGAACCAACCCTATTCATCTTCTCACCACTGCCTGCCGCTATGCGTTTTTGCTTGGCGTTAATGTTGGCATACAAACCTGGTTTAGTCTTCACCTTTAACTCCAATCTTGATAGTTAATAATGACTCAGGCATCTCGCCTTCGCCTTCGCCCTCTTCATCCACCACCCAAGCAGAACAGGTACGGCTGGACGCGCACTTGAAGTCAAAGATCTCGCAGTAACCCAAGTCACCAGCTTCGATCATCGCCCAAGGGTCACCCTCTTCGCCAATGCCTTTGGCAATGCACTCAAGCATGGAGTCATCCTGATTGAACGCCGCGCAGTTACCGCAAACGCTCATCTTTGCTTCTTCGGGATCAACTTGCCACTCTTGCGCCATCTCCATCCAAAACTGCTTGTTTGGCAACTTAGGATTCTCAGGGCCATAGTTGGCAGCGTCAATCGCCTTGGCGCGATTCTTCATATTCAACGTGATGTCTTGAGTCGCTATTGGGCAACTCTTTTCATCCTGATAGCCCTCGTCTTGGTCCATCACCTGATCCATGATGCGTTGCATAGTAGCCATTACTTCATCCCCCGAGTTTTCATGTTCTTTGCTGTACGGCTACCGCGCATGGGCATCTTGGCCTCACTCATCGCAATGGCAATAGCCTGCTTTGGATTCTTGACTACCTTGCCGCCCTTGCCGCTGTGCAAAGTACCAGACTTGTACTCACCCATCACCTTGCCAACTTTCTTGGCCGCTTTGGTCATCTTCATAAAGTACCCCTTTAAACAATAAACGAATTATGCAACCCTTGAGAGGTTTCTTTTCAACGGCTGATTCCACTTGGTAGAAGAAGCAGAGCCATACATCCCCACCACCGCATCAGACGCAAACGTCAAACAAAACGAATCAGCGCGGTCAGGACTAGCAAGTCCACGCTTTCTGATCTCATCCTTACCCTCAATCTGAATCTTGCCGCTGGACGTAAACGAATACCTCACAGTCGCCAACTCAGCTATCAAGGACTCATCTTTGGGCATAGTGCAGTCCCTAGACTCCAGCCACGCCTTGGCCTTATGCCATAACTCAGCCTTCAGATTGCGATATGTGTTACCCATTGCCGGTGACTCAGACACGTTAATCCCCCGCGCCGGCAACCCCAGCTCCTTGAGTCGATCCACCACGCCAGCACCCAATCCAATTGAATCCACCAATATCTCCTGTGGGCGCTCAGATGGCGGCAATATCTCATACTCAGCCACCACCGCACCAGTGAGTTGCATCAGATCAAGGTTTTTCCAAGTCTTAATAGACTCGGTAACAGCATTCCCCTTACGCTTGCACAAAGCAGACCTGTCAGAGCCAAAACGTGCAACGTCCAATCCCCACACCAAAGGTGCGTGCTGGCTTGGCGCCACATCCCGACTTGTCGCCAATTCCAGTAGCTCCATAGGGATGACTGTATCGTCATCACTTCTAGGGAACTCTCCCAATACGCGGATGCGGTAGGCGTTACTCTCCTCGCCGTACCGCGCCTTCATCTCATCGATGTACGCCTCGCTAACCCTTGGAGAGTCAACGCAACTCACCCTCATGGTGACCCAGTCAGAGGCCAGCCGGTTGTGCGTGTCAAAGAAGAAACCGCTGGACCTCACCGGATTTCCTAGCAACAGCGTCACAGCGTTGTGTCCAGACATAGAACCTGATGCGGCCTCAAATACCTGTTCAGGTATACCGCTGGCTTCATCCCCCACCAGCATCACATGATCGCTGTGAACCCCCTGCAAGGCTTCGGGTTGCTCGGCGCGGCTAGTCCTGGCAGAGATAAACGCCTCGTTGTTGGCATCCTTTACCTCAATCCTGTCCTGCTTCACCTCCAACTGATCCTGCAACATTGGCGGCAGTACCTTCACCCAACGCTTAACTTCGGCAAATAGCGCGTCATACAACTGGCTGCTTGTCGGCGCAGTCACCACCACCTTGACAGGAAATCTCAAGAAGAGATACCAGATCATTGCCCAGGCGCTTGCGGTCGATTTGCCTACGCCATGTCCTGATCTAACCGATATGCGTCTATTGCCGGCGGCGATGTGGTTGAGGAACTCTATCTGCCATGGATCAGGCTGCGTGTTGAGCACCTCTTTGACAAACAGCACAGGGTTGTTTTTATAGAGCTTGACGAATTCTACAAAAGGGTTATTTGCCACCAAGTCATCAGAAATTTTTTTCGGGACAGTCTTTGTCGCAGTGGGGGGCAGGGGGGTGGGGGTCGCTTTATGATTGCTCATGGCGATACCTGTTTGGGTGCTGCATCAGCCGCCCCCGCCGCCGCGAGCAAGGGGGGGCTCGACGCGCCGGAGCCAGCCGAGGCCAGCGCCTGGCGGCTAGTAAACGGCTGAAAAGTTATCCACAGGTCGATACGTCTGTAAGTCATTGATCTATATGCTTTCTTACATGAGACTTACATAATCGGCTTAACACGATGACTATTATGTTAACTTTATTGTGGATAACTACAGCGATTCTGCTCAATAAACAGGCAGTTTGCGGTTGTCCACAGGCCAGTGTGTACATCATGCGCCATTTTCTGTGGATAAGTCATCGATGACCTCGACATGGCGCAGTGCCGCCATGCGTAGGTCTTGCACGTTGATGTTGATCTGTTGCGCTTTTTGTAATCCATAAGTCTTCTGATCCCACCTTTCGGCCAGCCACTGCCGCGTGCGGATGCGCTGGACATCGCGCTGCGCGTGATCGATGTCCATGCCGTCTGCTATCTTGATAGTGTCACAAGCCATCAGATCGGCGGCACGCGTGCGCGCGCGTGTAATCATAGCACCATGATCGTTTTCCTCAATCCAATCGTCTAGCGCACGCTTCCCTATGCCCAAGTCGATGCATATGTCTGCGATGCTTTTGCCACTCTCCACCATGCTGAAGATCATCTCCTCTGGCATCTCATTGAGAAAATCGACATCCTTTCGTCGCTTTGGTGTTCCTGCCATGCTTAATCCCTCTTTAAAGCCGTTTTCATGCGCTGGACTACGTCCAGTACCTTTTTGCGGATAAGTGCCGCTATGAGCTTAAATTGAGCCATCTCTGAACCTCTCTGCTTGTTTGCTGTTGAACTTGTAGTCCATGGTGTCATTGTCGCTGAAAGTAAGGTCATCAACAAAGTCATCAAAGCCTGTTGCACCACCGAGCTTGTGCTTGTACTTTGTGACTTGTGCTGTTGGCACAAGCGCCTTGGCTTTGATCAGATGCTGAACACCCTCATCGGACATGAACACCTCCATCTCCTGCATTGACCAGATGTGATGATTCGACAAGTCCTGACGCTGAGTCTGTATCGCCACCGCTTCATTGACTGTTCTGACAATGACCATCGTCTGACCATTTTGCATTTCCCATTCGATCCTCGGTATGGATGACGCTGTCTCGCATTCATCTTCGGTAGCCAGTTGATCCAGCACGCCATATGCTCGGATCATCCCCGCCGCGCTGGAATCGAACTTCGCCCGATCTTTAGCCTCCATCGCTTGATGCAATCGGCTGTTCTGTAGCCAGAATTTCTCCCTCACCTCACTGCTTACTAAAGTAGTCAGTCGATTTTCTCCCCATTTCCTATCTGCCGCCGCTTTGACTGACTCCAATTCAACCAGTTTTGATTGAACGTGAATTGTCCAAGCGTCTGCCTTTGGGCTTGGCTGCTCCACCACTGGATGATGTCTTGCTGTCTTCTTTGTCGCCATATCTCAATTCCCTGTTTTGGTGCAACTTGGTCACATACAGTGGTAACAAACCTCCGAGTCTTAGACTCTCGGTTTGTTACTTGTTACCTGTACGGAACAAACAAGTTACGTTTGTTACCTGTTTGT